CAGCGTGTTGAGCGGGTTCTGGAACTGACCTACTTGAATTACTTGTTGCGTTATGAGCAGGTTGCCGGCCAACTGCACTACTTGCACTGGCAGTGTCACCTTGAGACGTGGGTCTAGCAGCACCGTGAATATGATTCCTTGCGGAGTTTGGCGAGGAGTGCCTATGATACTCTGCGTAGTTCCGGCCGGCAGTCCCGACGCTACAGTTCCTATTGGAGTGGGCAATGCATAGATAAGATCAGGAGCAGGCGTGGCTAGGCCAGAACCGATATTGCCGATCTCGGTCATGTACGCCGCATTGCCTTTGCGAAACGTTGACAGGTTCTGGTCGGATGATACGATGTCCAGGTAGTCGCCCATCGTATGGAACACGGTGTTTCCACGCGGATACTGCTTGGCTGTCAATGCTGCTTGCGCATGCTCGCTCAGCGTGGCTGTATTCTGACTGTTCTCCATAGGAGGCAGTCCAATGTTTCCGGCCATCTGTGTAAGCAGCTGAGCCTGCTGCGCGTACGGGCCGATGGAGAAGGCCACCGGGTTGGCCATGGATATCGGATTGGCCACGCAGTGCAGTGTTACGCGCGTGTCGATGACGTTCTCTTCATCCAGCAATACCTGGAATATGGGGCCGTCCCACACCACCGAACTCAGCGCTGGGCCGGTCTGGAAACCCGCCTTAAGCCTGACCTTAGTAGCCGCCAGTACTATGTTGTTGATTGTCTCCTGACTAAGGTTGTATACGACGATGTCAGCGTACCACCAAGGAGACGGTATCGTGGACTGCACTATTTCAAACGTTATACGCAGCGATTCCGGCTCCCATGCGTTGGTGGACACGGTAAGGTCTTGGTCTACGCCATTGGCGTCCGTGTACGTTATGATCAGCTCCCATGCCTGCCCGAAGAACGGAATCTGAGATGTGGTACTCATGCGGTATCGCCCCACAACAATGAGAAGTTGGTAAGGTTAGCAGCACCTGGGTAATCGGAAGACGCATTGCCAGTGTTCAAGATGTACGCACTGCCGATCTTCAAGTAACCGTACTGCGCCAGTATATTTGCCGATGGATAGTAGCCGGTGACCAATGGCAGTGAAGCGATTAGAATAGCATTCTGCGCACTTGTCACTTGCAGCTGCCACCAACCGGACATGACCGAATATGATAGGAAGAATCCTAATGTAAGTGGGTTACCATCTACGGTCAACTGAACTGAGAATGATTGGTTAGGATTCTGCGTTAGCGGTATGATTTGCGACGACATCAGTTCGACCCTCCGAACTGCTGCGGCGTGGAGCTGTATGACCCAGCTCCCGGCACGTTAACGGCAGTTTGATTCTGCTGCGCACTGCCTATCAAGGTTCCAGGCATCGCCGGAAACTGGTTGTTGATGCTATCGGCATTCAGCGTATTGATCATGGAGCCTGGGGGCACAAGGAACTGACTGTCGATAGTGGATGTCGTTGGTGCGGTGCTGACCTCGCCAAGTCCGGTCTGATTCGTCTCATTCGGACGAGAACTTGTGGGTGCCGTCTGCACGTCAGCCAAAAACAACTGGCTAAATTCGACTCGGAAGCGCGCTCCGGTTATGGACTTATTGTCCTCATGCGGCGAGATATCCGCTATCAGCATGTTTGAATATGTGCGCAGACGAGTAGTAACTTGAAGAGGCACACGTGAAGCCTGTAACGCTAGCATCTGCTGGTACGCCGACACGCTCTTGGACGAATTGCCGGTCCACTGCTGAACGTAAGGGGGACTGGTCTGATTGGAAGCGACGTACTGCGGAGTCACGTCTGACATGAGCACGTATATGACCAGCGACGCCGGGTTGAGGTAGGCGTGGCTGGTTATGGCCGCGCCGTTTTGCACCGGGTGCATGGTCTTGGTGAGCGTCTGTCCATGCTCTAGTGATAAGACGGCGTCGAATACGTAAGTAGTGGACGAAGTCACCGACAACTGCAACGGAGTGTCAGGACTGCTACCAGAGACTTCCGTTCCCACGCTGCTCTGACCGTAACTTGCCGGTACGGTTACGGAAACCATCGGCATCTTGGCCCATTGCGGAGGACGATACTGGGCGATCGGTGCTGGTGCGGTCGACATGGCCTACCCCGTAGCTCCCGCATCTTGCAACTCATAAAGGTTGCGCTGCGTCTGCTTGTTTTTCAGTGAGTTCAGCTTGGAGACGACCGCGTTCGCGACGTGCTCGTTGGTGTGGCCCGGCTTGTCTATGTGGATCACGATAGATCCGACGTGGATGTCGCCCGACACTCCCTTGGCGCGCGCGATGGCCGCTATCTCGGCCTGCGCCTCCGAGCTTAGCGCGCCGTGGCGGTACAGCGCCTTGTTCATGGCGCCAGGACCGTCATGGTACGCGCCCACGGCCTCGTAGACATTGCCGTGAAACATCTTCAGAAGTTGCGCCAAGTATGTAAGTCCGCCCTTAATGTTCTGCCCAGTGTCAGCGGCATCTACGCCAAGGCCGCGCGCCGTGCCTTTCAGCAACTGGAACACCCCGGCGGCGGAAGTGTGCGAGCCGTCCTTGTTTTTTCCGCGCAGCAAATTGCCGCTGGAGTCGTACTGGCGTTCGCCGCTTTCGCCACGCGCGAGAGCGTGCGCCACGTCCGTATCGATTCCCAACTGCTCAGCGACATGCGTTATCATCTCGTGTATGTTGATGCCTGCATTGCCCTGCGCTTGCGCCTGCGTTCCACTACTGAACCCCGGTATGTTCGGCAGTATCGGACTGTTCGTGGTGGTGGCCCCAGAGCCGTCTTTGACGGGCGCGCTCAGCACCGATCCGGCCTCGGAGAATCTGCCATGGGACGCTAGCGCCGCCGCCGTGAACAGGCGCGCCACTCGCTCCTCGGCGGTGGCCACGCCCTCCACGAACACCGCGAACAGGTGGATCACGTCGATCAAGGCCTTGGCGAACTTTTGAAAATTGAACGTACTGCCGCTGACGGAATGGTCGAAGATTCCGACCAAATTGGTGAACGCCAAGGCGGTCTCGGACACCGCGCTCCCGACCGTATGGAACACGTCCTTGACGTCCTTCCACACCGGAAGGAACACGCTGGTGATCTTGGCCGATATTTCCGGCATGCTGGTGGTCACCCAGTTGTTGAAGCGCTGCAGCTTCTCCAGCAGCGTGTCGGGACCCAGACCCAGCGCCTTCATGAACGTGTTCACCACATTCATGGCCAGGAACTCGCCCTCGACCTCCATGCGCGTGAACTCGAAGCGAATGTCGCGCACCTTCTTCATCTGCGCGTCGAAATCGCCGTCCGGGGCCATGGCGTGCATGTCGTGCATCAGCACGGCGGTGCGAGCGCGCAGCTCTGGGTCCCACGTCATCTGGTCTAGGGTGGCGCCGAGCGCGTCCATGGAGATTTGGAGACCGCGCGCGGCTTCCTTGCTGATGTGCATGTTCAAGGCCAGCAGGCGGTATGACTGGTCTGCCATAGCAACCTTGTCCACCATTCCAACGGCGGCGGTCCCGATCGCCAGGAAGCCGCCGGTGATTTCCGTTTGCGCCTTGAAGAACGCACCCGCTATGGCGGATGCGCTGTTGCCGGCCACGGAGGTGGCTTCCTTCAGCGCCTGCGCGAACCTGGCCATGCCGCTCTGATCCACGCTAGAACCGAGCTTGACTAGATATTCATCGACGAAGCTCGTTGCCATCAGTTTCCTTTCGCCGCATGCGCCCTGACGCGCCGCATGTTCTCTTCTTTGGTGTCCAGGTACTCCAACACATCGAGCAAGTCCCCGATGTCGTATGTACCGTCGAACATCTCATGCTGCCGCCAGAGACCGGCAGCGACGGGTTGCCACAGGAAGGCGTTCAGGGTTGGAAACCCCGCCACCTCGAATCCTGGTCCGTCCCCGTCGTCACCCGGCATCACAAACCAGGGGCGGTGGACTCGAAAAAAGCGCCGAAGCAGAACACCAGGACCTCGGACACCAGCTGCATCACGAGACCGACGTCGTCCCGCACGCCGTAACCATCCTTGGTCCATACACCGCCGTCCGTCATAATGGGCATGGCATTTCCGTTCTCATCCTTCTTCGACGCCACCTTCAAGCACGCCGTCTGGATGAACTGGAAGTCAGAGAACTCCACACCACCAGACAGGACAGTGAACGCCAGAGCGCGCACCCGGTCCTCGCCGCTGATGGCCGGTTGTTCCTCGGTTGGCTGCTCCGCGACCTGCTCTACAGACCCGCGCCGCTTGGAAGCTGCCTCTAACTCCCGTTCGGCGCGCTCCTGCATCATTCGCATGCTGATGCTCATCATACGCATGAAGATGAAGCTGCCCACGTCTGGCGACAGCTTGCGGACCTCGTACGACGCGCCCTTCAACTCCACTACCTTGCTTCGTGACATTTCTTGCTCCTTACTACTGGTTGATTACGTTGGCCGCCATCAGCTTCCAGGTCACACGCTGGCCATTGGCCTCGTATGGCTTGTCTGGCACCTTGTCAAAACTGCAGCCGGTCAGTGTGTGCTGCGTACCGTCCGTCAGCATACGGAAGCTGATGGATGTAGCCGCCCAGCCGCTGACGTCGTCGTTGTTCGCGGCCAGCAAGCACTGATTCCACAGATCCAGCAGGTCCGAGTGCAGTGAAGACGACTCCTGCACGTTGATGTCGAGCTCGCCGTTATCACCAGCGATGTACGACACCATTACCGTACCATCTGCCGCCACATCGTGCGCCGACCGGGTGGTCGACATACGAATGGAAAAGCTGCCGGCTCCGATGTTGCCGCCGGTCAGCGGGATGGTTACGCCAAAGACGTCGTTCGTTAGAACGCCCGTCAGACTCTTGAATGAATAAGTTGCCCCTTGTCCCAAGACAGATTCCTTTTCTTCCGCTCAGGCGGACTTACAGTTGAACAAACACTCCGATTGTCAAGCTTTGAACCGCACCCGCCGTGGTGATGAACGTGTAGATCGGCATGGCCTTGCCGGCGTCGCGATCGGCCGTCAATTGCTGCGAATACGGCTGTGACAAGTTCAGGAAGCCAGAAGGAAGAGCTTGGCCATTCGTAATCGACAACCCTGTAATGTTGATCGAAGCGCCCTGCCAAGTATTGCCGGCGAGGAAGCCGATATTCGCCATGAACGTGCACGCCGAATTCGCGGCCTGGATAAGCAGATGCTCGCCAGCATTCGTCTGCGGAACAGCTGCCTCCGACTGCAGTACGGCCATCTCCGCGCTCTGGATCTGCGCCACCAACATGGCCAGATTCAGCCACAAGTATGATGGTGACCCGTTGGACATGAAACCCGGCTCCTCCAACTCGAAGTTCTGGAAGTTGCCGAACACATTGAAGCCGGCCGACAGGATATTGGCGTACTGGGTCTGCGACAGCGGCTCTGGGGCGATACCTACCAGTGTCTTGTGCGCCACTGTGAAGAAGCTCCCGGCGAGTCCGGTATTAAGGCCCATCTCCACGCCCATCAACGCCACAGCCGCATAGACATTGTTCGGGAACAATCCGCCCTGCGTCGTGCCGTACTGGCCAAGTACGCGCAGCGACAGCGTTTGCAATTGCAGAGCTACATTGTTCGCAGTGCCAGCTGGAATGCCGACCGAATTCGAATACGGGTAGTAGCGCGTGCTCTGCCACAGCGGGTCGGCCCACTCGCTGATGGCGATGTTGTCTGCGTCAGCGGGCGCGTTCACCGTGAGCCCGTACCACGCGCCGCTGGCGATCCGGCACGCCGTGGCGGCCTGCAGCAGCGACTCGCCGATGGCGGTGATGTCCACCTTCAGGCCGTTTCCGGTGGATGGCGAGATCGCCGTGCACGTCAGACCGTTGGCCATGCTGTAGCCGGTGCCCTGCGTCGGCACGCTGAACGTCAGGATCTGCCCCGTCGAGCCGACCGTGAGCGCCTGGCCCACGCCGTAGTTGGCGCTGCCCTGCACGATGTTGAACTGGTCGCCGACGTCGAAGCCCTCGCCGACGTAGCCCACGCTCGTCTGCGCGGTGGTGACGGTGGTGGTGGCTGGCGCCGCCAGTACGGCGACGGTGCCGCTGGTGACCGACGCGACGGTCGTTACCAGTGCGGCCCCTGCCACTCCGGCTCCGGCCACGATGACCGGGGTTCCGACGTCGCCGGACACGAAGGCGGCGGTGGCGGAGGTGAGGAACGTCGGGTTGGTGACGCTGGACATCGCGCCGTCGTTCACGGTGCGCCCGTCCAGGACGACGGTGCCTATGGCGGTGAGGTCCTGCCGACCGACAGCGAACTGGGCCGCCGCAGGGCTCTGCGAGAAGTAGATCTGTGCCGCAATGTACTCTGGTGAACTGGTTGTGAATCCGGCAAGTTGCATGGCCGACGTGCTGGTGAACAACTGCACGCGGCTGTTGGCTCCGTACGAAGGAATGATGGTGCTCGGTCCTACGAACAATCCTACGTTGAAAGAGTTGACGGCTGGTGCTGTGGGAGACACCGTAACCGTGATGTCAATGATGTTGGATAGCGCCAGAGGCGGCGTAACGGCCATGGTTCTCCTTTATTCGTTCGTTGTTACGTCGGCCAGCAGGCCGTCTTCTGTGAATACCTTGTTTTCAACGCTTATAACAGCGCCGTCGGATATGGTCTCTGTGATTTGCTCATACATGACTACGCTGAAGTCGGACCGATCGAACCACTGTGCATTTGTTTGTTCAGGGATGCGCGTCGGTTCGGCGAAGTCGGACACTGGATAAAGCTGCTGCAACGAAAGCAGGTCGTTGAAGTAATCCATGAAGAATGCGGAGTGGATGGCGCGTGCTCGGTCCGTGCTGTTCGGCCCATACAGCACCCAGTTGACACGCCAGCCGCGTGTGTACATCCATGTCTCGACCACTGGCCCAGTACCAGAGAATGTCCGATCTCTTACCAGCCGGTAGTCCACGTTCTCTGGCACGCAGCTGATGAAGCAGACGTCAACATCTGGACGAGCGATGAATGGCTGCCCCTCGGTCTGCCAGTCCACACGCACCACGCTGTAATCCGGTGGGTTGATGCCAATCATGCCGCACGTCATAGGCTGTATGATGGCGTTGATTTGCGCCACCGTAAGTGCGCTGGAAACAAGTGTTTGACCATTGGGATAGGGCGTAGAAGTCGGCACTAGGCGGCGTCCATTCTGCGGGCCAAGGCTTTGAAGTACCCGCCCCCTGGATCTCTGTAGACCGAGATCACTCGGTACTGCTCATGCTCATACTGCAAGATGTCGCTGGCCGCCGCGCCTACGTAGGCCGTGAATGGCCACGTGATGTAGAGCGTGCCGACGACGGAATTCGTGAATGTAAGTACGTTGCCGACTATCATGTAGTCGATGCCAGGAATCTGCAGCAAACCGTTGACGTACACGGTGGCGGTGTCTTCAGGCGGTACTTCTGATAGTGTGTAGGTAGTACCAGAACCAGCTGGAACCTCACCGTGAGTGCTGGGAACCGGAGCAGTTCCGCGCGTTACGTATAAGGCTTGCGTCCACCAGAAAGCACGCACACCTTCTACGCGGTCGGCTTCTGGCAGCATCTGTATTTCTTTCGGAGACAATTGCTGGACTGGACCGAATGCCTGCAGCGGTGTAACTGTTGACTGCACTCCGCCCAGCACCCACGTATCCGTGCTGCGGAATATGGTGAACGGCTTCGGCGCTATCATGTCGGGATCGACGACTACATCGGCTACTGAGATCACAGGTCCATCTTCTCAGCATTCTCCCATTGGTCTGGGTAGGTTCCGTGCGTTTTAACCGCCGATTCTTTGATGGATGGGAGCTCCTCCGCCACCTTGATTCGATCGCTGCCATCGCCGTCTACGCTTATCCCGGCTACGCAGGAATGACCAATATCACCCAGCCATTTGATGAATGAAATGTGGCGCGCCAACCTGTCTACGAAATCTTTGGGACCAGTAATGGTGAGTGTAATAGTAGATTGTTCCTGCGCATCATACCCGCGAATCTTGCTGAGCTTGCGCTGCCGTGCTCCCCAATCCAACATGGCTATTCCTCTCTCACGACCCCTACGATCGCCGCCCTCATCGCCCCGGTGTCGATGCCAGGCACGTCGCTGCCCTTGCGCGCTATCGTCGACTTGGCGTTCGGTTCCCAACCATTCGCTTCGGTGAAGATGCGACGCGCGGCGTTCTGACCAGCGAGCGCGGCGCGCAGCATGAACTTCGCGGCCTTCTCCTTGTCTCCATCCAGGCTTGCTTTGATGGAGGCGTTGAGCTCGCGATTGATGGAGTCCTTGTTGTTCTCAATTGCCGGCTTCAACACCGGGCGCGCTGGCTGCTTATTGATGGGCGAGCCCTTCTCGAAGATAAAAAGTAGCTCGGCGTTGTTGATGTCTTCCTTCGCCGCTTTTGCAAGCTTGGCTTTCTTCTTTTTGGAGGCGGTCTTGCCGGCCATCTCAAGCAACTGCTGCTTACGAGCGTCTTTACCAGCTGCTGGAACCCCTACATAAGCGGCCAGCTTCGTAAGGCCAGCCATGCGCTTCGCCAACGCGGTGGCACCAGACTTACGCGCTACGGTGATGGTGGGTCCTGTCTTAGGCATAAGAATGCCTCAGCCATGTCGAGGCTGAGGCAAGTTCCTTTCGAACTTAGGTTTAGTCGCGTAGTCGGGCTTTACACTCTGAACAAGTGGTTCTATTTGGTGTATTAAAGCTTCTGCAAACTTTTACCCATGGCGCTTTTTCAAAGCGTAGTACATTCTTGCATTCTACCAACGCTGAAGCACGCAGTTTACGCCAGTTTACAGTACTCACCGTTGTGGGGCGTGCTGTGTGTCCATCGCTGGGGTTTAAATGTAGCCACTTTTTACCAAATACTATTACTTTATTGCACTCTACACAGGTTGACTTGCTTACTAAGTAAGTTCCGTTGTCTTCTACAAATTTACCGTCTACAAGTTTACTGCCTATCCTTGCCAGAGCTATTTTTCTGGCGTGTTCAGATGCCTTTGGTACTCCTAGTGCTTTGGTGGTCTTACCGCGCCTACCATTGCCAATATTAATAGAATGTTCTGGCGTAAGCTTTCTACCAAGACCTTTTTTACTTATTCTTCTGCGCGTCTCGTCGCTTAGTTTACTGCCAATACGGGCTGTTCTTATTAACTCAATCGAAGTAGATTTATGATGTTTGCCAAAGAACGGATTACGCCGTCCAGTAGCTACGTTACCACGTTGTGCGATGTTAAAGCCTAGTGGTACGAGACTACCGAGTCGTTCTATCCAGAATGACTCACGACTCCATAAATACTGTTTATCTCCATCGGTAACCGTTTCTAGGACGGCATAGTCCCAATCAGAAAGAGCATCAGACATCAGTAAATGCATTTCGTCTATTTTTCTGAACGCGCGTTTAGCTTCTCTTATGTGATTTAAAAGGCGCTTCTTTAAGGTGGACTCAGTAGCACCAACATATGGTCTACGAGTAGGTCTGTGAACCAGTAAATACACTAAACCAGGCATGCAGCTATTATAGCTCACTAAATGCCCGTAGGACCTACCAAAATAATCCTGGCCCCATGCCGACGACCCTTGCGAACGTGATCAACTGCTGGCCGTATATTGTCAAGTTCCACGACCCCCAGTCGGCTAAAGCTTCCAGTGTGGTGTAGCCAACGCTGACGTCACCAACACTCTTGGACGTTTGCAGTCCGAACGCTAATCCCTGCGACGCGATCTGCGCGCCGTTGAGCGGAGCAGCCTGCAACACCAACTCCTGCGTTAGCCATGTAGCGTACAGATCGTCACCAATTACGGTGGTCGTCGTCAAAGTAACGGTGTTTCCACTGAGCGTGTAGTCTACCCCCGGTATCTTGAACACGCCGTTGATGTTCAACGACTGCAAAGTTCCGCCTGGAGGCGCTGCGCTAAGCGTGTAGACGGTGCCAGGCACTATACCGGCTGGCGTCTCGCCGTGCACGATGGTCTGCAGCGACTCGAACACCTCGCTAGAGTCGGAGCGAGCGTACAGCGTGCAGAAGTGCGCTATGTACAACTCAATCGCCACGCACCACATCTCGCACCAGCGAGCCTGCACCAGCGAAGCCACAGCCAGATTCAAGTACATCTGGATTACTCCGGTGGGAATCGGCGTAGACGCGTACACGTTCAACGTGGCGTTGACGTTGGTGACGATGGCCGAGTTATTCAGCGTTATCACGTTGCCCGATATGCCGATGATGAACGTACCCTGAGGGAACACTCCCCACGCCTGCAGAAACTGCCCGTAGTCCAAACCGTTCGTTGACGGTACGGTGACAGTCGGCTGTCCGATCTCCGTGCTGCAGCCGCTCAATGCGGTGGGCGTGCCAAAGAACTTTGGATGGATCGCCTTGAACTGATCCATGTAGTATGGCGGATTCTGGCCGAATACGAAGTTGCTTGCACCGTAGAATTCGGCGCAAGCAACTTCATACGAGTGACCCGCTCCCCATGCCG